ATAATACTTTTAGGAATCTCTCTTGCTTCATTTACCCACACACCAGTTAGTTCAAGAGAAAGAAGTTTCTTAACATCTTCAGGTCTATCAAGTGCCAAGAATATAACTTCAATGTCTAAATCACCTTTTTTTATGTGGTGAGTATAAGGTACACTCCAATGAAAGTTTCCCCAATCATCTTCAGGAAACCAATCAAGCCAAGTCTTTATAGTTGTTGTTCGGAGTTGTGGGTTAGTGTTTCTGATAACAGCCCATCGAGATCTACGGATCTTATCCTTATTTGGTTTCTGCTCTAATGCTCTTCTAAATACTTCAACACAACATCCAACAGACTTACCAGAACCAACTGGACCTCGTATGCCACGAAAAAAATTATCATCTTTCATGAAGTCTTTGAGAGTTTCGCCATCAGGTTTATAATTAAAATTAATCAACGCAAACCTTTTTGTACTCCAGTACGAATCATAATCTCTGCTACCTCTGGGCCGATGTTTTCTATAACACTATCAAGCATTGAGTTGGTAACAAAAGACTTTGTATGCTTTTCATCAAAGTATTGAAAGTGTATTTCTTTTACCAATCTTCGCAACATTCTATGTTCCTCTGGTTTGAGATTATTTATAAAGCTCAACTAAACCTCCTATAGAGTGCTGTCTTTTTTGCTATCTGTTTTGGTTGAGAAGAAAACTGTTTCCCTTTCTTCTTTGCTTTTCTTTTCTCTGCTGTTGTTCGTGCGTACTCTTCTGACGACAGAGCTTGAATTGCTTTCTTTGGTAGATACCTTTCCCCAGTCACGGAAGACTTCTTGCCACTTTTGGTTTGCCAATCTTGTTCCCCCCAAGCCTTAAGACTTCTCTGTGATCTCTTCATTAGGTATAACCACCACCTCTTGCTTTATAGGTCTTGGCTAGTAACTGTGCTTTTCGTGCTGACCACTTACCAGCCGCCGTACCTTGAACTGCTCGGTTCTTGATTGAGTTGAATAAAGCCTTACGCATTTTTGGTTTGGTATAATTACCAGCCGCATTAACTGCCATTCATCTTAACCTTATCGTAAAGAGGTTGTTTCTTCTTCTTTCTCTTTCGCAATTTTGCAAAATCAGCTTTCTCAATCTTTTTAGGATCTCCAGCTTGTGACGCAATCATTGATTGTCCTTGACTATATCCAGGCATTATTTCTTTTTCCTTTTCATGTTAAGATAAGCGGCAAGAGTTGCCTTCTCAATCTTACCTTCTTTCTTTGCTTTCTTTACTTCGTCCATAGTAACAGCCGCATAAGACTTACCCTTGAAAGTAAATTTACCTTTACCTTCTTTTCTAGCCATTCTAAATGCTTCTTTAAATGTAGAAGGTTCTTTACTTGCTTTTGTTTTAGCAACATCAGATGGATCTGTTTGCCCTCTTTTTTGAGCATCAGAAACAGTAGTCTTATTACTCGATTGTTTCGCCCTTCTTGAAGTAATTAAATTAGTTTGTAATTTCTTTTGCCTATCCTCTACATCTTTTTTACTTCTTACAACTGCACCTCTCTTCTGAGTTGCAGACATAGTATCTTGTGCTTTTGCTGGTCTTTTCTGCGTATCAGACATATCTGTTTTAGTTCGAGTACGCATCTTCTGTGCATCAGCCATTGAGGTTTTTGTTCTCGTCCTCATCTTCTGAGCATCACCAACAGTTTCACTTTTTGTTGGCTCATCTATTTTTTGAAATCTTGATAAACGATCTTGAAATCGTTTGAAGAAAGACATCAAAGATTCTCTCTGCTTCTTTCTCTTTTTTCTTAACTCTTCTACTCTTTGTTTCTGTGACATTTGTTACTCCTTTGGTTCTGGATTCTCACCCACTAAGATTTTTTTGAACTCTCGTTACGCTTACTAATCGCCCTAGCCTTTGCTCGAGCATCTTCCTTACTACTTGCTCCCCATGCTCTTAGACTTAGAAGAAGTCTTGTTGGTTTTCCGTCCTTGTACTCTGGACCTTTTGCGTTCCCCATCCTTGCTAGAAAGCTGGCTCGTCTTGGATTGTCCCCCTTTTTTACTGGAGCTTTTAGATCCGAGCCGGGGTTCTGCCTTTCGTACGACTTTCTTCCCTTTTCGTTCAGACCGCCGCTTGGGTTCTTCCCTCCCTTTCTCTGCCACAATGGTGTCGCCATTTTGTTTACCTTTTCTGTTTAGAAGAACAGATGCTAATACACCAACCCTCATGATCGCACCTTTCAGAGTAAAAAATATTTTTGAGATAATCAACATAAATCCATAACTACCACCAACCCAACAACCTTGTCGAGCTTTTTTTAGCTAAAAATGTTAGAGCAACACTTCTCTTGTATGTGTAGTGTCTAGTTTTGGTGTACCCCTGTCTGTCGTGTAACCCCTGCGAGGTACGAGCTAGTGTTTACGTTTGGCTATCGGTAGAGAGCCAAAGGTAAAGATAAGAACTTCATTGTTTGACGGAGCAGTCATAGCTCAAGGCAAACAATTAGATATACATAGTTAGACTATGCTATGAACCAAACCTTTGTTTATCTATTATCAAATCAATGCGACAACCCAGCTAATCATTTGTTCGAAGAACTAAGTTAGGCGCCGTTGGGCTAGGCATCTCGTAGAGATCGGCGCCGTGTCGGTTGGTTAGGGTCTGGCTAACCCGACACCACCGAGATTTAAGTAAGGTCGATCTTGATGTTGAAGTCACCGACTACTTGATGCTGTGCTTTGTCTATCGGCTTGTGACCCGCTCGATCGAGTATATCTTTGCTTGCTTCCAACTTGACATACTCAGATTTCGCATTGTTTGAGAGGTTAATAACTTGTTTTAGAGATTTCGTAGCAGACAAACCAATCATGTTTTGGACTTCCTGAAACAATCTTTGTTGAATGTGAGGGAGTGCAAGTGTCTTGCTTGCTGTGACTCTGCCACTTTCTCCCTTTGCATATCCTGCGATTTGAGAAGCTTCGGTAATGTTGTGACCATTTGCTACGGCAGTAATAAGAGATTCTTGTTTTTTGGTTAACTTCTGATTCACTGCTTTGTCTAACTACATGATTCCTTGTGTTTGATTTTGCATTGAATTTTTCACCCTTGTCAATATCCTACTTATGGTGAAGCGGCGGCAACTGTAAAAAAGTTTGTCCAATAACGTTTAATAGTGCAGATGTGCAATAAAAAGCTTTTCTTTATTTTGTTTTTGCTGTAAAATCGAAGGTAATAAAAACAATAATGGAGAAAGCTAAAATGCGTACTTTTAAACAATCTGCTTCAGATATGATTTTAAAACAAAATCAACAAAGCAGAATGATCAACAAACTTAAAGCAGAAAATATTGAGTTTTATGATCTCATTCAAGATCTAAAAGGGCAACTTGTACAAGCTCAACAAGATATTCGAGTAGCGAATGAATATATTGTAAAGCTCGAGAAAGCTCACAATGAGTAGGGTTAGATCTCGAAAGGCTAGGAGGAGGGCAAGACTACTTGTCCAAATCCTAGACGAAACACAAGAAAGTCTACCTATCAAGATCATGAAGTATTACCTCTTATTCTGTGGAATGGTGGTTACAGTTGGTCTTTTATTCTTTGGTATTTGATATGGCAAAGATCGTACAAATCAAAGAAGAAGACCTTCCACAATGGTTAATTAAACGCAATAAGGAGAAAGCAATGACCAGACACGAAATGTTATCTAAAGAATTTCATCAATTAAAAACTGGAGTAATGATACGTTGTAGATATCACGGCCCGACTGACTATAAAGGATCGAGGATCAAAGCCACCATACAAAAAGATGATAGGTTTTTTATTTCTAAAATTCATGACTGGGATTATTCAACTAATCATAATGAAAATTATTTAGTATCAGCTCAAGCTGTTTTGAAGAAATGGAATGACTATCGAAAAAATGGGATTCCAAATATTCAAGATGCTGTCATTCATTCTTTTACATATGACGCAAAAAATCATGATTATATTTTTATTTGTTCATAGGAGGAAAAACAAATGAGTAAGTCAATCAAGCAACAAGTCTTTGAATTTCTTAATGGTTCATCAACTTATCATCTAGGGCTAACAACCCTAGATGCTTTGAGGATATTTAAAACAACTGAGCTAAGAAAGATCATTTCTGATTTAAATGAAGAACATTCTTTCGGCTTTGGTGTTCCTCAAAAATTTGTGCCAGTTATTGAGAAAACAAAAGGCAAGAAACACGCAAGATATTTTTTGAGAGATTATTTAGAAAAACAATTAGAGCAGACAATAAACGCTGAGATCTCAGGAAATTGGTTAGATGGTGAAGCAGATAAAATGATCAATAAGTTTTACCACATTAAAGATAGAAACTTTTATAAGGAGAAAGCAAACAATGAATAAAGTTATTAAATTATTGGGAGAAAATCCAAACGCAGTTGAAGTATTACGGCATCTTGGATCTAGTTCAGTATACAACTATTTGAATACAACAAGAGGAGGTCTTGAGTTGCTCTTGAGATCTCCTGAGTTTCAGAACTTAGAAAAAACTTGTAATGGAAAATCAAATCCAATCGAAATAAATTTACGAGTTGCGATTAGTTCACTCGATGAAATTTTAGTTTACTTCAACAGCGTTGCAGATCTTAACAATATTGGTAATGATCCAGATGCGTAAGTATAAAAAAATTGGTGAATTTGTGTGGCACAACTTGTGTCACACAGTTCAAGTAAAAAGAGATTATCTTAGATATTCAGAGAGTGGTATGCCTTATGTTGTCGATCATTTTGTTCTCGAAGTTTTCGATTCGAAAGGAAAGAAAGCAAAAAGCAAACTTACAGAAACTGGATACAGATCTTATATGATTGCAAGAAAATCAAAATATTATGGTGGCACTACTCATTGCGATAAAGAAATTAGCGATGAAGAATTTATCAATGAGTTAAAAGAAAAACTAGGCGATGAACCACAACAACAAGAATTATTTTAAGGAGAAAGCAAATGAACAGAATCAGAAATAAAAATGGCAGATTCAAATCAAAGGGAAGCGGCGATCAAGAACGAGTGCTCTTATGTATGTATGCAATCTTTCAGAAGAAAGGAAAAAAACTAGGTTCAACATCAAAAGAAATTCATGCAATGTATGAAAAATGGTTTGGATCAAAACCAAAATCAACTATCAGTTCTGTTCTCAATGTTCTCGAGTATGGCAAAGGATTAATAGTATCAAGAGAATATTATTCCAAAACTCATATTTATTCTTCAGGAGAGCATAAGCATTGTCCTGAAAAAATTAGAGAGTATGCCTACAACTGGCATGGAGAACAGATTATTAATCAAAAATTATTAGAAGCAAAGGAGAAAAATAATGCTGATAAAAAGTTACAAAAAACAACTGCTCGAGTTAGCTTACCCGAACAAAGTAGATATGAAAAAAGCATATAGATTAGCTGGCATACCCTATAGTTCTTATCATAGAAATTTCAAAACAGATCCTGAAGTTGAAATAAGTCTAGCAAATGCAGAGAAAATAGCTCAACAAATAAATGTCTTATCTAAAGAAATAAATATAGAGAAGATGAAAGAGAATGGTATGTGATGGCAAGCAAAAGCAAAAACAAGGGGAGCTATCACGAAAGATGGTTCCTCAAATTATTTCAATCACTTGGATTAAGAATCAAGAAACAACCATTATCAGGTTCATTGGGTGGTGAATACAAAGCAGATCTACTTTGGAATATAGACCTATACAAAGACAAGAATCTTTTTGTTGAGGTAAAGTATAGAGATAAATCCAACTTCCCAAACGTATTCAATCTGCTCGAGGATCGAGATGTTGCATTGTGTAAAAGAAAGATTGGAGATCCACGATATTGTGTTATAATCAGCGACAAGGTATTTGAAGAAACAATAATACCAATAATAAAAAAAGCTCAAGACTACGACGTCTATATAAATACGAGCATAGTAAAAGGAGAAAGCAAATGAATGATCAATCAGATAACGTACATTTTTTCGGAACAAAAAGAAAACCAGAAGAGGTTACCTTTTCATTACCTGAACTAACACAAGAAGAAGTTAATGCCGCTAAAGTTATTCTTCTCAGTTCAGATCCAAAAGAAATCAATGAGATAATGATGAACACACCAAACGTAATCAAAGGGTGTAGTTATGAAAATCATATTCTCAAATGTGACAATCTGGAATCTGCAA